AACCCCATTATTAATATTTTCATTTTTCAAACCTAATTGAATCAAAACCTTCTAGAAGTTCAGGTTTTTCATAACCATCTTTCATTTGTGATATAACACGTTGAGATATAATTTTACCTTTTCGACTTTTCAATCTTCGATTATGTTCTTTTTCTTGTGGTAAATCAAACACAATAGCTATCTTTAAATAATTGTCAGGGATTTGTTTTAACTTTAAAGCACGAGAAGCTTTATTAATATTTGTTTGATCCCAAACGATATGCTTTTGATCATTTACTGCTGATGCTATTTCTGCATCCATTAGATTTTTAGCAATGTTATAATATTCTGCAAAAACCTCATTATATGTTTTGTTCAAATTTTTAGCATAGTTATCGATATGTTTATCTGTTGATACAATAGCTACTGTAGAATCAAATTTTTGCTTTTCCACCCAAGTAGATTTGCCAGAAGCAGGCAATCCGACCAGCATGTATAATTTGGGCATTATTTTTTTTCCTCGATTAAGTTTTTGTTAGTTTCTTCTACATATTGATCAAGTTTATTATTAACAATTTTTGTTAACTTGTTAACAATTTCACCAGATTTTGATATGGTATTATTAAATTGTTCACTTTTTACTACATTTTCTGCAAGATAACCGCCAACCATTAAATATGAAGTTTTTTCTGTAGGTATAATAGTAGAAATACCGATAGATATAACAAATATAATCACATCAATCTTTAGAATTTTTTTAATAGTTTATCAAAAAAACCTAAAATAACTAAACAACATATACTTATAATTTCAAAAGCATGAGCTATTCAATTAATATTAGAGAAAACAGTAATTGCATAAATCAATAAAGCTAAGTTTATTTTAGATCATCCCCTAAAAAATCGTCATTAACATCACCTAAAAATTGGTCGATGTATTCTAATCCTTCTAACAAATCTTCTTCAGAAATTTTAGGAAAAATTGTTTTCATTACGGAAAGATTAAATTGTTCTAATTGGTCAAATGTAAAATCTGAACAATCATCACTAACATGCCATAGTGATAATATTTGATTTTCTTTAGTTTCTCCAGAATTTGAATTCCAAAACGTGTACCAATTACTATTACTCCAGCGCGAATATGACACAATCATTCTCCATTAAATTTAAACTCAAATATATTATACTATATCTTCAACTATTTCGTCAAGCATTATATTAATCATTTGGTGTCGTAGTTGGTTTAAAACATCGTTAGAGTAAATGAAAGGAATTTGTTGATAATTATCAGGACATCTTTCAACATTTCTTCTAATGCATTCTTGTTCGTAGGAATTTGCAAATTTTGGATTTAACCAGAAATTATAATGTTCGGTGGTATGATCAAATAATTCTATAAGGTAAACTTCTCTAGAATCGGTATCAAAATATATTTGGACATCAAATTCCGAATAATCTTGAAAATCTAAAATATAACAATTTTTACCAAAACAACTCCAGCAAAATTTTGCACCACTAGAAATCCTATAATCAATTATTTCTAAAGCTTCTTGTACTTTCACGAAAATATCTCAATAATATATGTAATCAATGCGTTATATTGAACGAATAAATTATTATACCAATCTAAAATTGCGCTAAAAATTCTACAAAACATCATTTTTAATAATAACATTACTATAACAAATAGTACAAATGTTTCTTCATCTTGATTCATTATGCGCATTTTTTATCGTAAATACGTTCGCCCATATAATATGTTTTTGTTGTAATACAACCATCTTTAGTGACAAAAACTTCTGGTTGGTTTTTTGGAATTGAATTTGCAATTACTACAGCATAGGTATAAAACACACTACCAATTAATACAACCATAACAAATAAACAAACCAATGAAATAGATTTTAACAAATTACTTCTCTCTTAAATGTTGATAAATCGCTATTAGAATAATCATAAAAATTTAGCGAAATTGTAGAATACCCTTCATTAATTTTAACTTCGATAACTGGAGCAACATCATCAAAATATGCAGAAATTCTGTTGAAGTTCTTTTGATTTTTAGTTAATTTTTCAGCTTTCTTTTTAGAAGATCTAACATTTCCGAATTCCGGATTAACCCATGTTAGTTTATTTGGATCATTTGATAAATCAAGGATATTTCCAGTAGAATCAACAACATAATCGCCATTAGGAGGACTCCAAGATTTCTTTTCTAACTCTACCAATTCTTCTTTTAAAGAAGATAAAAGAGTTGTTTTTTCTTTAATAAGTTCTTGTGTTTCTTGTATCTTTTTATTTAATTCTTCAAATTTTTCCATTAAAACTCCAAATATATTGGATGCGTTTCACCAGAACTATTGCTATTAAAATCAACCCAAAGAGATTTTCTTGACATACAAAATCCAACTTCTAATTCTGAATAAATTTTTGGATCAAGAATTAATATGACATCATCATATAATTGTTGAAGAACTTCTTTTGTTAATTCTAAACCAAAATATCTTGTGATGATAATTGTTTCTATCTTATTTATTGTATCAATGTCATTCGTTATTGAATGGCTTGTTTCAATTTTCATTTTACAAAATAAAGAATACTTAATATAACAATTATAATAGCTTCAAGAAATGAAAATACTTGCCAAGCTATAATTCTGTCAGCTAATTGTCTAATTGTGTCAAATAATTCTTCTTTTGTATTTGTATAAACTGTATGCAATTCCCTATATTGCTGTTTTAGAGAATCTACTCTATTTTCATGATCTTCACATTTAACCCACTTTCCATCGTTAGATTGTTCCATTGGACCAAAATATCCAAAACCTTGTGTATACCGTTTAATCATTTTTATCTCCAAAATATTCTGTAATTATTTTTCTACAAATATCTATGCCATGTTGTCTACCAACTCTATAATGCTCTGCCTTAGAATACATAGGATCTAAAACAAAATCTGATTCATGAACAGGTTTTTTTGCAATGTTATATTCGGTTTCTATTAACTCTAGACATTTGGAAATAATATCATCAGAATATTCTTTAATTTTTTCTGCTCTTGGACATGGAACATATAATGTTTGTACTACAGAATCAAATTCTTCAAGAACGCCATGCCACAATGCCATATCTAAAAGATTTTCATTTATTTCTGATTTTTTCATACAACCACATTAAATTGTTTTAATTCATTTTCCAATCGATCATGGAAAGATTCTTCGCCATCGTCTCCAGATAATAACCAATCAATTCTTTGTGCATATACTTCTGCCAATCTTAAAATATCAACTGCCATTTTGAATTGATATATAGTTTCATCAGAATAATCTCTGCCTCGTTTATCGCCATACTCATCAATTTCTTCTGATTTATTGTGGTAAATAAAATCTTCAATTGAATCTGCTATTTGACCAATTTTATATTGGTCATAATCAAATTGCCCGCCAGACATTATTTTTCCTCCAAATAGCATTTGCGCATTATATAATAATGTTCAACAACAAGAACGATTATACCTGCCATTACAAATAAAATCAACCATTGGTTAACGAAACAAAACATAGAAACTACTAATATAAATAACACAACATCAAGAATACCAACAAAAAACTTTTTCACAATTTTCTCCAAAAATTTAAAATATAAATTATTATACCTTAATCATATTAAAATAACAAGCACTTTTTATCTATTTCTTAATCTATTTAACATTGCTTTATTGTCTTCTTCTTCTAGAAGAGAGTAAAGTATTTTTGTTGAAATTTCTATAAATTCTTCCATCTCTGTTTCTGATAACAAAGTTACTTTTTGAATTGTATACAATTCGTGATACCGTTTAATTAAAACATCATGAACATTCATATTCTAAAACCCCATCGTTATAATTTTTTTTAGTTTCTGGTTCTGGATGTTTTGCAATTTTCCAGTTAGAAAATGCATCATCATGTAAATTTAAAGGTGTTATTGGATTCTTGCGAAGATAATCTATTTTCGCACAATAATCCTCGCAAGCTTTTCCGCGAATGAAATAATTTTTTTGCATAATGTCTCCTAGTTAAAGGAGTATATATTAATCCCAATTATATTCTTTTTCAAAATAGGAAAACATTTCTTCTTCCGTGTATATTTCGTAGTTTCTTTCTGCATCTACTCCTCGTACAATAACAAAAGGAGTCATATCTTCATAGAGAAAATAATCAATATCATCAAGCAAAATTTTGTCTGTAAATAATGCTGACATCAAAGCATTAACTTCAACATAATACGATTCAATATATTCGTTATCAAAAAATGCATCTCGAATAGAACTAGGAACAGATTTAATAAAGGTATCTCTATTTTCTTTTTCTCGCAATAGAGTTGAAAAAAGATCTTTAAATGTATCAAATTTCAAAATTTTGCTCCAAAAAATAAATCTGCTACAATTAATAACAAAGCAAAAATTATAGTTGCGGATATATATTGGATCTTTTCTAATCTTACTTTTAATTCGTTTATGTCATTCTGTAGAGCAATAATAAAACGATCTTTATCTAGAAAATTCATATTTAAATCCAATTTAAAATTAAAATTCCAACAATCAAAAATAAAACTGCTGATAATCCAGCAATAATATTTTGTTGCTTAGATAGCTGATCTTCGTATTCTGCTCTGATTTTATCATCGCTACAACACGATGATTCCCATTTACGCTCTGCTGATTTATTAGCATCCAGTAAAGCCAGAGAATAGGACTCAAACGTAACCCAATGCCCAAATTCGTTTAATTCCATTTCTGGAATACCATTTTTACCATTCCACCGTTGTATTTTCATCTTTAATACCTTAATGTAATATCTTCAAAAAAATCTGCAGAAGAAATTTTTAATTTTTTGCAAGTAAATTCTTCTTTGGAATAATATTCTAGAAATAGGAGGAACTCGCGCATATGAGCTTCGTCTAATTTCACTTGTTGTGCTAATATAACATTATCTCGATGAAAAACCCAGCTAGGTAATTGTGGTGCTGATTCATCTAAAATAATATGTTTACTGATTTCTAATATCATTGTTATTTCCTATTACCATGAACTTCTATAACTAAATTCCCATATATAACCTTCACCTGATTGATTTATTAAATACATTAATCTATCTCTGGTTCTTTTTAATGAGTCGATAAAATAGTCATCAATTTCTGTAGAACCAAAAAAGAATCCACTAGTTGGGGGTAATAATTCAGGAATTTTTTTTGGTTTCTTAATACATGTTTTTATAACCTTTAAAAGTTCCTGTAACTTTTCTATAGGAACATCGTATTCTCTACAATCATCTATACCGTATTGAACATTTTTCACAAACCAATTATGTATCGCGTTCGCCTTTCTCCAATACATTGCCTCAGTAACTATATATTGAAGATTCCCCATCCCATCCCGAATATCTTTTGTTATTTCTTGAAGTTGTTTACTTACTTCTTTTGTATCTTCACTATATTCCGAAACATATCGTTTCGCATGTAAATATGAATCTAAACCCATCACACACCTCCCATAATCTATCCTAAAAAAACAAAATGATTACATCTTCCAGCAAAAATTTGATAAAGTTTATATTTGTCATTATCTGTAATATAAGATGCATTATCTACCCATATAATATCAAAATCTGATCTTCCTCTAAGTTTAAGATCATCAGGACGTATATCTCCAATACTAAAAGCTGTTGGTGTTCTATAGGAAGGATTAAAAAAATTTAATTTTGATTGTAAATCTCTAGCCAGATTTGACTTAGTTGATATTACAATATCATTCTTACCAGCATTTCTAGCAATCAACATTGTTTTACCACACTGTCTTCCTGGATTATATTCTACAGTTTGATACTCACACGAAAAGTGTATTTCTGATAAGTAACTTTTAGCAGAAACCATTCGTTCTTGGGTTAGTATATTAAGTTTAATCATACTTGAAACAATATCATGTAACATATTAGGTATTTCGTTTCTCATTATATTTCCTTTTTATAAATTACAAACGTATTCAGTTATTGTGTGTTGTTTTCTTCCTTGCTCTTTAATTTCTTCTCTAAACTCGCCTGTTGATAATGAACCCAAGTTAGATAAACTTAGTTCTAATTGTTTAGAATGGAAACAAGCATTTTGATAATTTTTAGTTTCTATATCATATTCAAATTGGTCATTAGTTCTATAAATTGATCTAATTTCAAGTTCTGCCATTGAGTCTGCATATACAGAGTTAACAAATAATAATATCATAACAAATAATAGTTTATTTACAATAAATTCCTCTAAATTTTAATTTTTTCCATTCTATATAAATTAATTTCTGCTAATATTTTGTTAGTTTCTGCAATAGAAGTATATGAACCATGATCCCATTCTAAATCATATTCGTAAATCTGATTCCTTGATGTTTTATCTTTTGAATCGAGTGCAATCAAACGATTGGGTTCATCAACAATAAAGTCAAATTCATTAGGATAATAGTCTTCGTTATTATCCCATTTGATCATGTATTTGCCAGTATCATAATGGGCTTTTACTTTCTTTGCCCATTTCAATACATTGTTCCATCTAGCTTCGTATACGTTCATCTAATATCTCACAGATCTTGCAAAAACTTATAGAATTCATCAGCAAGTGCCTGTTCACCTTTCCACTCTAAAAAGTCATGAATACAACTACCAGTCATATAGTTTTGAGGACCATACCATTCATCCGCGTCCGGATTAACAGTTTTTATGAATTTCTTCAAATCGTTTAAATTGATTGTTGTATTCATTTTATCTCCACGTTTAAATATCTTGTTCAATAGAGGGTTACAGAACATATTCTCTACCATCCTTACACAAATATGTAGTTTTTGCAGGAATTTCTGTGAAACTTCCACCAAGGTTTTGGTTATATATTAATATTGATTCGGTTTTATCGATTACTGCACATTCATTATCTAATATAAACCTTTCTTTATCTTTGATTTGAAGCCATGCCCCATACACGATTCCCAACATGATAATAGCAGCAGTTGCCCAAAAATATTTCTCTTTCATTTTAAATCTCTTTCAATTAAGTATAAGTTATTATAACTATTATAGGAATATATGTCAAGCACTTTTAAATGAAAAATGGGAGCCGAAGCTCCCATCTATAACTTGTTCTGTTGCCAAGTAAGTCAAACTCCGACAGTCTCTGTTTTTACGCAGCTAAAGTCAAATTGAAGTATTCGTCATTTGCAGATACTTAGTTTATGCCGATTAGGTCGGTCATCTTACCTGTTGCCTTCTCCACTATTTTACCCTGTCGAAACCTGTCATCCCCATCAGAAACACAATAAGCCTCCGGACTCAAACCAGCTTGGTTTAAAGGATGTGCCTCACTCATTGTGTTTTTGGTGGAGATGTCGACATATGATAGTCGAGTCCAGAATGCCTTCGCTTTAAAGGAATTACAACAATAAAATGTATACTGTTACATTAACTAGGATTGGGTTCAGGTGTTATCGCCAGTCAGGGTGCTCAATACACATTTTATTGTTGTAAAACACACTACCTAGTTTTAACTTATGGTGTAAGGATTTCGCCTACCATTGTGGTAATGTGTTTAACAAAATTAAAATATAAATAATATTTAAAAATACATTTAGCGGTAAGAGTGAGTCGTACCAAACCACCAATCAATTCAACATTTCTGTGTAATTCTCTCACTGCCCTTTCGGGTAAATGTATTAATTCTATTTAATATTCATCAACGGAATGCCCAACCAATTTATCTAATTTAAATTGAATTTGTTCAGCATTTTTCTCCGCTGTTACAGCCCAATAATTTGCTGCAGAAGCTCTTGTAGCAGCATCTAAGGCAGTTAATTTAGCTTCTAATGCAGTAGTTTGGAGAGCCACCACAGGAGTTTTTAATTCATCAACTTGACTTTGTAATGATGCTACATCTTTAGTTGATGCACAAGCTGTTAAATAAATTAAAAATACTGCTAATACTAATTTTTTCATTTATGATTTCCTATATTAAAAACTTTATTTATTCAAAAATTTTATCCGCACAGTAATCTAGTATCATTTACAGATACGTTATGTTCTAATGCTTTTGTAGTGCATTCCAATTTACTATGCTCTTCATAGACAATTGCTCCAATAAAAATACCTACAATAATAACCATAAAAATCCCACCAATCAAAGTATCTTTATCCATGTTTACTCACAGTAAAAGTTAATTTCAATATCAGGATTCATGTGTTTCAAATCCTGCGTTATTTTAGTACCAAGTGCCTGACACAAAGGTACTTTTAGATTCGGCACAATAATAGAATCTACGTTATGATTATACAGCGACTTCAGACTATAGATCAATACTAATGTTACCATTTTATCCATCCCTTTGGTTTTTCAGGTTTAACCATCTGATTAACATATTCGATACCATTCATACCATCAACAGTAATTGTCACCTTGGCATAATGTAGATCCATATCATGATCAGGGTGGAATTTATCTTTATGATATTCAGGATCATGAAATATGTCCCAAAGTTCTTGAAACTCTTCTTTAGTCAAATCAATAGAGTTCAATAACATCCATTCTTTCTGCGCCAGAGTATTTAACTCGGCGAGTAATGGTGAATCAAATACTTTTTTATATATCGGAGTCATGTTAACTCTCCAATATAGATTTAAGGTCAGAGATTATTTGTGTATCAGATAGGTTTACATTATCCAAATAGAACCTAATATCAGAAATGATTGCTAGTAACTGTACATTCAATAATATTGATTGTTCATGGTTAAGATCAACATTAACCTCATCTCTTGTCAAAGAGTTAAGATCATCGTCTAATAAAAACTTATTAATTATTTCATTCATTTTAAGTCAGCCACACTTTCGTAAAAACGATTCATTAAAAAACGGTATAAGTCTAACGGATTATCTTCGGTAAACTCATTTTCTACTGATTCTCTAATTAGCATATAGAGTTCAATAATGTGTAAATGACGCCAAGGTCCTTGTTTTACTTGCTTTTTGAATATTCGTTTTAAGAACCACCTTTCAAATCTATTCATTATTTAATCCTCAAAATGGAATACAATCTGGGTCACCACAAAGATAAGGTTGATACCCACCAACATATTGTACATTTTCTTGTGTTTTACATACACTACATCTTGGTTTATTCCATTCCTGATATGCCTCTTCAAATAATTCAGGTTCGGCAATTACCGACCAATGACCAGAACAATCCGAACTATAAGATAATTCTTCCCATACTACATCAGTAAATCTTCTAAACTTTGATGATTTAAACTCTGGATCATCAAATTCAATTTCTTCATATACTCGTTTTCCAACGCTTGATATTTTCATTATTCAATTCCAAAATAGTCTTTAACCCTAAGATCAATAGTATCCGCTAAGTAATCATCCAAAGCATACTGTACTTCATCACGAACTACCTCTAATGTTTCCTTAATAATCAACTCAGTAAATGGAGTTAATATTTCTATAAGACGCTTATCGTTTACATGTCTTTCCTGTTCAAATAATTCTTCATTAGTTACATATGAAATGTCTTGATATTCATCATAACGATGATGAAAACCTGCTTTTTTAGCAAGTTCTAATAATCTAGTGTTCAATTATTTACTCCAATCAATTAAATTCAATCCAACCAGTCATAATATACTTAGATCCAGATAAAGGAGGATTCCCTCTATGTGTCCAAGGATAATTTGGCGGAAATATAAGCAATTTTCCCATTTTAGGTTTAATTCTTTTAGAAAGATATAAAAATTCTGTTTCACCACCATCCTCAATATCATTTAAATATAAAAGATATACACCTATTCTATTAGAAGCGATCCTGCTTGTATCTTCACAATGCCAAGAATGATACCCTTGAGTTGGTTCTGTTTTTTGTATTTTATATTCAAAAATTGTACGATTACCATACGATGACAAAGTGCTATATTTTTTTGAATAATCTTTGTAGCAAAAATTCCAAAATGTATTATTAAATTCTTTTAAAGAATCTCCAAGATAATCAATTGAAAATGCAATTTCTTTTGTTGATTGTTCTGTTAAATAAATTGCTGAATCTGATCTTAGAGATTCTTCATTATTTCTATAAAATACCCTATTATTATCTGAACACCATTTAAATGTATTGATTAAATTTTTACAAAATTGTTCTGAGAAAAAATTATCATATATTCCAATAAAATTATCATATTCTACATTTTGCATTAGTTAATTCCCTTGTCAATTCATCAATTTTTTCTTGTAAACCATATTCACGGTCTAAAAGTATCTCAATTTCTTCTTCTAATTCTTCAATTGAACACGCATAATTATATTTGCAATCATTAAGATCTTTTATATCATCTAACAATTCATAAATTTTGTTTACCAATTGTTCAGGAAAATCTCCAAAATGAAGCATTTCTTCTAAACTAAAATTGCTTGGAAATTGTTCCATGTCATTTCTCTCAATTAATTAAGTATAAGCTATTATAACCGATTAAGATTTAAAGATCAAGCACTTTTTTTATAAATTATTTCATAATTTTTATATCTTTTCGGCAATTCATCCCTAAACCTAAAGGTATAGGGTTTTCTTGCCGTTCAATTTCCTTGGTTTTCAATATAATTAATGCTAAAGCCAATTTACTTTGATATTCAGGAGCATTGGGGTGGTAATGGTCAGCCATCAATTCATTTAAGGTCATTTAATTTTCCTGTTTTATAAATTTCTGCTATTTCCCAAGCATAACCATATAGTTTCATCATTTACTCCAAAATGTTGTTTAATCTGTTGAGCCATATCCCAATACTCTGGTCTAACTCCAGTTTGGCTAGGCGCAAAATCAATCCAGTCTGTCCCCTTTGCTATAATCTGTTCAGCGCATTCATTTACAATCAACTCGGCAAACTTTGTTGGGTCTAATACAGTTTCACAATATGAATAATCACCAACCGTTATATAACTTCTAAGAGCTAATTCTTTAATTAATTCACTATTCATTTATTCTTCCCATAATGTTTGAGCAAACCTGTATAAGCAGGTTGATTCTTTCTTTTATTATAATGAGACTTAGGTTTTGGCATGAGTTTAGCATATTCCTCAACAAGAACCCTATCAAAATTATACCCTCTTATTTCAGTATTGGATGATGAATATGTTATAGTATGAACCCCTTCATTACATATTATAGTATATATTTTACCAGGTTCTGTAATTTTAAATCTCATATTACAATTATAACATATACCATCTCTATTAGATATAGTTAATGTTGTACTCATTACCACTTTTCTATAACAGTTGAAAATGTTCCTTCAATATCTCCCATCTTACATTCAAATTCTACAGTAAGAACAGAAGAATCTAAACTATTATATGATTGTCTTAAGAAAAAGCTATCCATTTTATGGGGTATTTTAGATAATACATTTTGAATAATGTCTAATTGCCCAACATCTAATCTAATTTCATTCATATTTACCTCTGATTTTATGTTCTCTTTCAGCATATATTATGCCATCAGAATAACCATCTCGATAATCTTCACTTAGATCGCAGATTTTTAAATGATTATCTACTTGGTCAAGATCAATAGGATCGCGTTTTGGTGGTGCTAGGTATAGTGGTATCGAATTGCCGTAATCTACCTTATATAAATTACCGTAAGTTTTGTCTTTCCAAGCCACAGGTTCTTGCTCGGGTCTAGCAAGGAGTTCCTCTACTTCGTTTATAAATTCACACGCTTCATCATCTGGCGTAATTGTTTCAATTATTTGAGCAGCTTTCTTTAACAACTCTCGTTCTTTACTCATCGCTATGCTCCTATACCGTGATGTTTTTCTATCGCTGTAGTATAAATCTTAGAAAATATAGGGAAATATACTAACGTTTTAGTTTCTTTAACTTCTCTGACAATCTTTTTTGGTATATTCATCCAAATATTGTTTCTTAAAATTGAATAACATGTCTCTCTTTCAATAATTCATTCAAAAGTTTGCCAACTATCATAATAATGGGAATTTGGTATAAAATGTTTTGGGGCTCTTGATGACTTATGATACATTTTAGCAAACTCAGCACCACCCAAATTGGGCTCGTATGAATTATAATTATCATTATCTCCATCATACGGATAAAACTCAACTTCACCACAATAATCTAACATTATAGTATATCTCTTTTACTTTTCAAATAGTTTCTGAATATAGTTAATGCATCCCTTACTGTTATGACAGGAGCAGTATCGAATGATGTTTGGTAGCATTTATCATGGATTTGTTTTATAACATCTTCTAATTCTACGGGCTCTCGTTTTGGTGGTGTAAAACTTATAGTTGGCCGTTTTAGTTCAGCCAATGCTGTTTCTAATGCTTCAATAAGTTTATCTTTATTCATTCCCCACCTCCAATGCCGTGTGCTTTTTCTATAATCCGCACTAACTGTACAAACCCTTTCCATTCTTTCTTTAATAATATCTCGCAGATAGCTTCATCACTTAAAGGCTCACGTTTTAAATCTTGCTCGGCTTGTGCATAACCTTTTTTAAATTCTTTTAAACCTTGTCGTGGCGTTAAAGGCTCGGGTTCTGACTCAACCATTACAGAAGCTCTACCCGCTTCATAAGCATCATAGACATTACTAACGGAAACACCGTTAGGCATAACAGCAGCCATAGAAACTGAAGTTTGTTTATCTGTTGTAGGCTCTGGCTCAGGTTGGGCTAGGAGTTCTTCGGTTTTATCATATAACTCGCTAAAATCATCCGTATCTCGTGCTCCTTTGTACCATCTATAAAGTAACTCTCTTTCTTTACTCATCTGTATTTTCTCTATATAAAGGTCTAATGTTAAATGCTACATCATATACACCATGAGCAATTTCTTCTGATGTAGTGACATTATCGAATATAACCTCAACAGGAGTACCATATTTCGCTAAATCATACATCCAAGCAACAGGTCTTTTCTCAGGATATGTAAGACGTTTTTCAATTACATTTGCTTGCAGTATTTGTATTTTTTTGGACATACCAGTTCGTAAATTTCGTGCTATACATCCCAATAAATCTCGATCATAAAAACTTAAATGGTCTTTTTCTAACAACTCTTGTTCAAAATAATTCATCTTTAATCCTGTGAAATATGAAAAACTAACATTGATATAGCAATACCAATAAGAATACCAGCCAAAAATATCGGTATAATGGCTAAAATCATGTTTTAATCGTAAAATGTTCTTTAATTTTATCTGCGCACAACCATGCAACTTCTCCTAGATCATCTTCTGCCTTATCATAAAATTCTAATGGTATAAGTTTACCACCATTGGAAACATCATGTCCTGTATGGTTGCAGATTTTAATGCATTCTTTAACAATCAACTCGGCAAACTTTTCCACGGATATCATTCGATTCTCGAGCGGAACTCTATACCCATCTGGAGCATAGACAGTATATAAATGCACCATATAACCGTGCAAGCAACTTTCCATAGCAAGTTCTTCAATCTTTTTGTTCATCACTGGGTTCCTTTAATTTCTTTTCAAGTTTCTTAATATCACTTTTAAGATTATAAATCTCAGATTCTTTCCAATCTAATTTTGATCTCATATCTGCTAGTTTATCAAAATCATTAGGATCTGTCAAACTTAAATCTTCTTCTGGATATATCATAAACTTATTATCATCCCAATCAAATCCTTTGTTTGCCCATTTTATATCCATACACGGTGTACCAGCAATTGCTCCTGCCTTTTGAATTGGAATACAAACACGAATGGATTCTGGATTACGATTAGTTTGTTCACACATTATAATATCACGTTCTATGATATCATATAACTGTTTTAGGTTCATGCTACCATCCTTTATTTCGTTCTTCTATTCTAGCACAGTTAGAACATTTAAAAATATAGTATAATCCGTTAGGTCTACCATCAATAGATTTTGCGCCAGTGCT